TCTGTGCTTTCTCTGCTTTTATCCTTTGATCTCTTATCTTTTTTATATTTTTTGCACGTTCTTTTACAGTTTTGGGTTTCGGGCCCGGTTTTGGCCCAGTGGGTTTCTTCTTACCATCAAATCCCATTGCCTTCTTACCGGCAGTGACAATAAGAAACGCATTAATTAAATTAAATGTTGCGTCAACTAATTCCTCGAATCTTTTTACAGAATCTTCTCCAAACTTTTCTCCAAGATATTCCTTTACACTATCATTAGCATCACTGAATAATTTGAAGAATGACCCTAAACCATCAACGAGTCCAAGAAGAGTATTGGAAATAAAATCAAAAGTTTTTGATAACGTAGGGAGTATTTTTTCTAACTTAGGAACAAATTCTACTAAACGTACTGCAACAAAACCTGCCAGAACTGCAAAGAAAAATCTTTGAATTCTTTGAAGGAATGAGGGTGCTTTTAATTTAGGTAATTGTAGTCCTGCTCTTTTTGCATCAGGTGGATCTTGTTCTAATTTTTTCTCTGCTGCCGATCTAGTTTTTCTTTTCTCTAGATCTCTCTTCTTTTTCTCATCAACTTTCTTTTGTGCTAATGTTCCCTTCAGGAAACTAGCGATATTAAATAGTTGCTTTTTGATACCCTCTCCAGGATTCCTCTGAATAGATGCTTTCGACTTCTCTCCAATTTCTCTGCCCATCAGAGCAGCTGAAGAAACTCTAGATACTTTTGCTTGAGGTTTTATCGTTGAGGATTCCATCTATTATACTGTGATTCCTAAGATAGAAATTTTCTGAGATGAATTCATGGCAGAAGCGTCAAAACTTGGGATATCAGTTCCATTAGACACTGGTTTGTCTGCACCACCAATTGGAACAGAGGCCATTTGAATTCCTCTTGTGCCGGACTTCGCTCTGATCGGCGGCATAATTGATTTATACCCCGCACCAGAAGATGAAACCACTGCTGGTGGTGGTGACACTGGTGGCATTACAGGTGGAGGTGCTGATGGTTTTCTCTGCAAATCACTAGCAGGATCTCCTTTAGGTGGTGGAGTGATACCCTTGAGATAAGATGCATCACCAACTCCTCTACCTCTAATTAAGTTAACAATTGTTGGTCCTCTTCTACCAACTTGTCCATACCACTGACTATCAATAAGTTCATCTGCTGCTTTGTTGTAATCACCTGCAGCAAATGCTCGTTTGAATGCTGGGAATCCATTCGCCCATGCAGGACCCATGTTAAATGTAAGGTCAATCAACGCTGCTTTCTGTTGTCCACTTGCATTCTCATATCCAGGTATCTTAGAAGCAGCATCTTTATGATGTTTGTAGTCATCATCAAACAAAGAATCTGCTCTTTGCTGAGTTATCCTGTCTGGCATGGGTTCTCCAGATTCAATCAGGTGTCCATATCCAATAGTTGGATACCCCTCACTATCAATGTATTTGTCCAACCGCAACCCTTCATGAATCTTGATCATCTGTTTTGCAAATGAATCATAATCCCCAGAGGCACTTGCTCCTCGTGCTGTTTGTTGGCGTGGTTGTGATGATGGAGATGATCCTCCTCCAAACATCTTCATCAATCCACCAAAGAATCCATCCTTTTCCCGTGGTTCAGGAGCTCCTTTAACCAATCCTCCAGCAGAGAAATACGACGTGGTTGGTTGATTAGTTCCTCCACCAGCAGCATTGATGGACTTCATGAAGTCAGATCCAAAAGCATCAACAGCTCCACGACTCATGACAAACTCACCAGGAGTCAACATCGCAGGAACAATGTCTGTTCCTTTCGGAGCAAAACCACCACCGCTAAGATTTGTTTGCTCAGTTTGTTCTTCTTCAGGTTGATTAAGTTGATTCGCTGCGTACAAACCGCCAGCAAGTGCAATACCACCCACTGCCACTGCCGCAAGAGGATTTTTGATTGCTAACCTTGCAGTTGCTGCAAGGACTTTAGGTATAAATCTAAGTGACATTCCAAGTAAACTCGATACTACTCTACCAAATGATGTTCCAAATAAAACGAATGCTGTGAGTAACGCAGGCCAAGTTTTTTCTAAGAACCCGGTTATCGCACCTACTTTCTCTTTATTTTTTTCGTCACTAAACCAATCAATGATTTTCATCATTGCATTGCCAAAGAGTATTGTTGCTAAAAACTTAAGAACCCTATCAAAAATATTTTTGACTGGTTTAACGACATTCTCTGCAGTTTTTTTAAGGTTGCCTAGTAGTTTTGGACCTTCTAGATCTCCCTCTTTTTTTGCCCTTGCATCTCTTTCTCTTTTCTTTCTATCCTTTTCTTTACTCTTTTGATCTAACTTATAATCTTCTTCTAATTGTTTTCTAATCGCATCAATGCCATCGCTGACTCCGATGAGATCTAAGTTTTCTCCTATCTTAGATTTCTTTGCTTTCTCAATATTTTTTAGTATTGTAATCTTTCTCTCATTATTCGCAACCCTCTGCTCTAAACCACCTCTACCAAGAAGTTTAGATGCAGATATTCTAGTTACGGTAGAGGTCTCATCCATTCGATGCTCTTTGTTGTGCCTTTAGTTCTTCTTCTTCAAGATGTTGTTGTAGGAGTGCAACATAGATGTCTCGTTCCCAAGGCATCATATTCTCAAGTTCTGTCAAAGAGTATTTATGGTACTGCATCAAGGCAAAATTCAACCGGAAATAATTTTCCAGAGACATATGCAGCATCGCTACGCGAAAAAAGACGCTAAGCCCTCCAATACTACTTCACTCTCAACTTTTGTGTTTGGATTAGTCACCTTAACTTTGTGAGAAAGTTTAGGCATCGTCTCAAAGAACTTCTCAATGTCTTTAAACTGTTGAGAGTTCATTGACTCAAGAAACTCCTTCACCTCTTTCTTGGTGCAATCTGCTGCTGCCCAAACTTCATCCTCACTATAGATCTTATCAATACATGATGCAACCAATTCAAATGATTGCTCCATGGCATTCTTGTCATCAAAATCAAAGTTGTTTTTGATGAACTGATCCAAGGATGGATAACTCAATTCCATCATCAAGTTAGCATCAAGTTTGATTCTATTAGAATGCTCATCATTTTTCTGAACTTCAATGTCATCCAGATTGATCGTAGTTGCCACTTGAGTTTCATTATCATCAGGGCAAGTGATGTTAACCTCAATTTCTTCACCCACGGACTTACCCCGGATGTTGAGGAACAGATACTCAATATCAAACGTGGGTAATGTTTCCACTTTGATACCCTTAGACAGAACGCAACTCTTAATGACGGCTTTGATTGCGTTCGTAATTTGTTTGGTGTCTTCACTCTCTAGAGCAATGACAAGAACTTTCTCTTCCTTAACTAGAAACGGTCTATATCTTACAGTTTCTCCAGTTGAAGGCAACTCAAGTTCATAAGTTGGCGTCGCAATCTTTGGTAAAGGCATGATATCCTATAGATTTTTTCAGTGTGATTATTTAGCGTAAGAAAGTCAATGCACCGACAACACCACCAGCAACATCCCCAAGGAAATCATTGCCGGTGATTGTATCAACAGCAAGATTGGCAAGTCCTCCAGCAAAGGCAGCAGAGTTTAATCTTGCCTGATCACTTGGTCTTAAATTAAATTGTGGAGTGCGTTGATTACCACTATCTTTGACAATGTATCTTATGTAACTCAGAGAGACACTACATTTTAAAAGTGATGATGCGTCATAAGATACTGGCATCGATGAAATACTCAAAGGGAAAACCTTAACGAATTCATACTCCAAAGTATTTCTATAGTCACGTTCAAACTTAGTAATCTTCATCCCATCCATTCTATATGAATCAGGATATTTTGCACGATAGTGATAATCAGGATCTTTTAAATCTTGATCAGGGACCTCCTCGTTCATGATGAAACTGATCCACTTTTCAAATACTCTAATGGGTAGATAGTAGTTTGAATCAACATAGAAAGTCAGATCAATTCTATCATCGAACTGTCTTCTATATGCAAACTTCTCAGTAACACCTGTGCGATCATAAGTTTGTTCTAAGGTTGTCAACTGAGATCCTGGTAGGGATGCCTCAGAACATGACAGCATTAGTTTTTCTTGCTCACTACCAATCAGTTCTCTGACTGGGCCAGGGAAATTCATCTCAACTTCAAAGTGAGATGTGAGTGACGGATTTAATATTTTGCTTTTTAAATTCGCAACTGACCTAGGAGTAGGCTTAGGCATCTAAATACTATTTGACCTTATATATTATGTATGTCAGTTAGCATCAAAAGCAAATACAAACCATCATATCCCAGAAAGTATAAGGGTGACTACAACAATATTATTTGTAGAAGTAGTTGGGAGAGAAAGTTTTGTCGTTACTGTGACTTAAACGAGAACATTCTTGAATGGGGTAGTGAGGAATTTTTTATTCCATATGTATCCCCCATCGATAAGAGAGTTCATCGTTACTTCCCTGACTTTATTATAAAGGTAAAAGAGAGTTCTGGTCAAGTCAAAACTTATGTGGTCGAAGTGAAACCCAAAAGGGAAACTCTCCCACCAGTGCCAGGGAAAAAACAAAAGAAAACTTTGATACGTGAGTGTAAAACTTACGCGGTCAATCAAGCAAAATGGAAGGCTGCTATTGAGTGGTGTGCTGATCGAAGGATAGAGTTTAAGATTATAACAGAACAAGAGTTAGGAATCAAATGAATCGTATTGAAGGTAACGACATAAACGATAGATTGAATGACCCAGAAGATATGATGATGGAGGTCATGCAACTGTTGAATGATACTGTGACCCCTATTCCTGACGTGGGTGGATTTTATACGTTTATATACAATGCAAAAACTCCTAACATCAGATATGACCAGCACCCTTTAATTGCTTGCACTGAGGTTTTGCAATGGGGATTTAGAGGAATCAATCTTCATCTAAGAAAACCGAGACAATATACATGGGAAGAGGTTGTAGGTCAACTCTATATTGTACAATACGATGAAGTTGATGACTTACTTAAAATACCATATGGCAAAGAGGTCACTAAATAGATAAAAAACTATAATGGCTGTCACAACTAAGTACAGCGGTATAACTCCTGTTGCAGTTACAAATTATAAAAATACCAGGAGAGGTACTCGTGCAAGTGGATCAACCACAATCTATACCTCAACGAAAGTGACGACCACTTTTGAAGAAGGAACTGGACTGCCAAGTTATAAAGTAGAAATTATAGAACATACTGGACCTGATGATAAAACAGGCACAGTCATAGGGGAAAGAGATCCGTCAAATCCAAATAAAATAAATTACAATTCCAATGCAAGTTTGAATGCAAAGAGAAATAGAGATGCCGTAACCACAGCATCAAAGTCGCAAATGAATTCTTCAGAAATGAGGAAAGAGTTTGCAGAAAATGCTGATGATAAAGCAGCATACAATCTTGCAAAAGGTTCTGGAAATGAAGCAACGGAAGAACCAGAAACAGCAGAGGCAGCAAAGGGAGGTTTAAATTTATCTCAACTACCTCCAATTGCTGGAAAGCAGGGATCAAGAAGTTCCTTTGATAGCCTCGTTGTTTACCCCATAGGTTTAGATAGAACTGGACAAGATGTTATCAAGTTTGACATGCTTGAGTATCAACCCAAGCAATTCAATAGAGGTGGCACTCTTGGATTTTCAGAGAGAGATCAGAATAGAAATACTTTAGGATCAGTCATTCTACCAATTCCATCAGGGATTGGTGATGCAAATGCGGTGAGTTTTGGATCTAACAGTTTAAATCCTCTGGATGCTGCAGTTGCAGATTTGGCATTGAGTGGTGTTGCAGGAGGAGGTGAAGGACTGAAAGGTGCAGGACAAAATATACTACAAACAATAGCAAAGAATCCAGACGAAGCAAAAACAGGTCTGGGTGCAATGATTGCTGGGATGGCATCTGGTAATAAAGATCTTTTGACCAGAGCAACTGGTGCTGTTCTTAATCCAAACATGGAGTTGTTATTCCAAGGACCATCACTCAGACCATTTAACTTTTCATTCAAGTTAGCTGCAAGAAGTGAAGCAGAAGCAAGAGCAATCGTAAAGATCATTAGATTTTTCAAGCAAGGAATGGCACCAATTAGAAGTGAATCAAATCTATTCTTGAAATCTCCACATACATTCCAACTATCATACAAACATAGGGGAACAGAAGATCATAAGTTCTTAAATAAATTTAAGGAGTGCGCTCTCACTAGTTTATCTGTTCAGTATGCACCTGAGGGACAGTATGCTACCTATCTAAATGGTGTCCCTGTTTCATACTCAATGACAATGGCGTTCCAAGAACTTGAACCTGTATTTAATGATCAGTATCCAGATGATAATGACGAGTCAATAGGTTTCTAAGATGTCAAAGTATTTCAGTCAACTACCAGATTTTGAATACGTCAGTCGTCTTCCAGACGCTAGAATATCTGACTATATCAAGGTCAAAAATTTATTCAAGAAAGGAACTCTGAGAGATGATATCTTTCAAGACCTAACAGTTTTTGATAAGTATCAAATCGTTGGTGATGATAGACCAGACAACGTTGCATTCAAGTTCTATGGAGATTCTAATCTTGATTGGTTAGTTCTGACTTGCAACAATATCATCAATGTTCAAACTGAATGGCCTCTGAAGCAATCGGACTTCGATCGTTTCATGCTGGATAAGTATGGTGACTATGACACGTTATATAATGGTGTCCATCACTATGAAACTGTTGAAGTTAAAAACAAGGAGGGAGTGGTTGTAGTACCTGAAGGACTTCAAGTAGCATCAGATTACTCAGTAAACTTCTACGACATCTTTGATGATCAACCAGTAACTGTGTCAAACACAGAGAGTAAAACATTTGAAGTATCTGTGGTTGCAACTGATGACGGCAACAGATACTACATCGATGGTGTGCGTCAACCAATCCTGAAGTTGCTGAGAGGTGCCACATACACCTTCAGTCAGTCCAATTCTAGCAACGAAGGTCATCCCCTCAGATTGTCCGCAACGTCCAACGGAACCCACGCAACAGGCGGAGAAGAGTATGTGAGTGGAGTCACCACTCTGGGAACTCCTGGGTCCTTTGGAAGTTACACCAGAATTGAAGTTCCTCTGGATGCTCCAGATAATTTGTACTACTATTGTAGTAACCACTCCAATATGGGAAGCAGTGCTGAAGTTGTGTATTCATTGAAGAAGAGCACCACGGCCATCACAAACTACACCTATGAGGAGAGAATAGAAAATGAAAAGAGAAGTATATTCTTATTGAAACCTAGATTCTTAACCATCGTTCGCGATGACTTACAAGAGATGATGCAATATGAAAAAGGTTCCACCCAATATGTGAGCGGAACCTTAAAACGTGCTGATAATATTAGGTTATATCAGTAATCACTCTTCTGCAAGTTTCTGGAAGTAGGACAAAGCATCGTCCTCGTCAGAATCTTTTGATTGAACAGGTTGATAGGCATCATCAGTGCGTCCTCCCATGTCAACCTTGCCAGAGTCACCACCAAAGTTAGGGGTGAAAGATCCACGACCTTCGCTCTCGTCCTCAAGTTCCTCATCGAAGCGAGGACGTGACACAGGCTTCTGACCCAAGACATACTTCAGACGCTTGTCCAGATCCTCATAGGACTTGAACTGGTCAGCAGCAGTCAGA